CCCTATGAACCTGCCCCACCCTGTCGTGCAGATCATCAGACTCCTCCACTGAGGGCTCATCAGTGATCCCCGTGCAGGCGATGACAGCCACACCATGCGGGGAGTCGATTAGCTCAGGCCAGTCCCACCCCGCAGGACTCCCCTGCCCTGGCTCAGTCTCGATCACGAGGGTGATCAGGTAATGCGCCATGGTCAGGCCTCCCCGCGCTCGTCGCAGGCATGGCACCCCGTGTAGAACTTCCACGGCTTCTCCGTGAAGTAGTTACAGCGAGGGCAGTACGCGCCATCAGGCGCGTCATACGGTCCCTCATGGCGATACCAGGGCACGCCCGTCAGCCTTGCCCTAGCCCGTCGATACAGCATCCTCATTCCGCTATTCCTTCCTTCCTTTCATGTAGGCCCGTCAGTAGGCCAGTGCCACCCCCGGCAAGACCGGGGGCCACACTCACACACTGACAGCCATGTGAAGATCAGATCGTGCGGAACACGTACACGCCGCCACTAGGGGCAGGAGCCGTGTAGTGGTCCATCATCAGCTCCCAGGTTGCCTGGTCCCAGTCGATGCACGACGTCGGCCAGGTGTATTCCTCAGGCACTAGGCCCAGGTCCTCGGCATACGTCTGCGCGTAGTCCTTGGGACTGTCGTACTCCCCCTGATAGGCGTCATCAAAGTCCGACAGGATGGGCAACCCGTCTACGTCCGTGGAATAGTTGCCTTCCCTCATCCATGCCAGGACCGCACCCCGCTGCCACTCCACTACCTCAGATAGCAGACGGGCCAGGGCAGCGGCGTGCATAGGTGAACACTCCCCGTCGATGGGCAGGCCCTCATGGTCGAAGCACCACCACTCCTCGTGCCCTGCCCTCTCGCATGGAGTGAACGTGTCAGCATCCACGGCATCCACCCACGCACCCACTAGCCTGCCGTGGTTGTAGCAGGCAAGGCAGCCCACCCATACCCGCATGGTGTCCGTCGTTGTCATCATGGTCCCTCATCCTTTCATACATCTATGGGAGACAGTACCCCCGCACCCTGCCCAGACAGGCTAGGCAGGACACTAGCGCACCGTCATGTAAGCGTCAGACTACACGCTAGCGGGGATGGCTTCCAGGGTCAGCGGGTAGCGGTTCCCGCCAAGCTCAGACCCGCACCCCTGGCACCGTGACCAGGAGAAACCGTGACCAGGGTCCCCATAGCCACACCCGCAGACAGGGCCATAGTTGCAGTCAGGATGATCACACGGGGGACACACCCCGCACCCGTCCCACACCCGCACACCCTCACCGATAGCAGACAACGGGGCAGGGACAGGCTCGGGGCCTTCCACTACACCCGCGTGAGCGGTGTAGCAGTCCTCGCATACGTCGATAGTCCACATCAGGCCTCGCATAGCTTGCCTTCCTTCCTTCATGTAGGGCTAGTGCCCTAGGGCCAGACCTAGACCGCTAGGCCTAGGTCCGACCCTAACACACTAGGAGACTGTAACGATCAGCCTAGGCCTCAGGACTCCTCATCCAGCATCAAGTACGCCTCATCCAGCGCGGCGTCAGCACGGCGCAAGGCATCCAACACACCATCAGGCCAAGGGAAGGACCTCATCAGATCACCTAGCCGCGCTTGCACATCCGTCACGGCAGACCGGTCAGGTCGCATAGCCATGGTCAGGCCTCCCTAGGGAGGTTCTGGCAGGTAGCAAGGTCAGCCCCACACCATGCAGGTTCTAGGATGCAGGCCGCATCCACGTGAGCATGGTCAGCCTCATCCATCCACACCTGGCGACGGTAGTCGTAGGCCGGTGGGATGGCGAAGGCGCTCACCCCCTCCGCTTCATACTCCGACCTCAGGACGATTGAGTCATATCCCACGGGTGCTCTCCCGCAAAGGTCCACCATGACAGCCATGCCCTACCCCTTCCTTTCGTCGGCCAGGTACTCCCCTAGCTCATGCCCCTCACTATACGCCTGTCATGTATGCATACAAGACATATCCGGTAACGATTAGATAACGGAAAGATCAGGACAGACACAAGGCAGGACAGGCCAGGACAGAGGCAGCACCAGGCCAGGGACAGCACACTATGCGCATACATGCATAAGATACGGATAGTCTTTCCTGTCGTATCCCCTGGCCTACACCTGTCCCCATTCCTGCCTACATATGTAGACATTTGGGCAGGCCTTCCCTCCCCTCAGACCATGGGGGGACTAGGCCTACCGTCAGGGCTACGAGGGGTCAGGTTAGGGTGCCCTAAGCTGACGGATACACACACCTACACTTGACCCTACCCTTTTAAATCTGTGTGCATGTATACATATATACAATCCCCTTTTCATTCTGTGTGGGATTGTAATCTTGTGTTGGCTTGACCCTACATGTGTCTGTTGGGGTTCTTGTGTGTGGCCTGTTCTGTACCTGTTTGTCCGTTATTTTCTGTGAAGTGCGTCACATTTAGGTAAATTCTTGCGTTTCAGGTGTCCAGTAACAGGGGTCTGATCGAGGAATAATATATAGAGCCTATTACTTACTAAGCCGCCCTTAGGGGGGCGGCGTTACAGGTATTTCTGACAGATGTATTTCTGATAGGTAGAGGTCTATTAACTGCGGGTGAGCTGTGTCTTCCTGACGGAAGACCTCCGCCGTTGTCCTATGGGTGCCGTTGTCCACAGGCTGTGGATATGTGCCTGGGTGTCCCCCTCATGGGGTGGTCCCTAATTTGGGTGAGGAGTTCCCTTGGCTGCAAGCGGTGCTGGCAGGAAGCGGAACGATAACCCGGCTGAGGCGAAGAAGCGGTTTTTGACGTTTCTGGGTCAGGGCCGCACGATCAATGATGCGCTGGCCCAGGCGGGGCGCACGCGGACCACCTACGAGGCGTGGCGGCGGCAGGATCCGCAGTTCGCTGCTGATGCTGACCGGATCCGGCAGATGCGCCTGGGGGCGCAGATGGTGCGCGGCGAGGAGCTGTCGTTCTCAGAGTTCTCTGAGAGGTACCTGGACGCGAAGGTGTTCCCCCACATGCAGAACGTGGTGGATCTGATCGAGGGGAACGACCCGTCGTGGCGTCATCCGGGGATGACGTATGAGCCGGGTGAGCGGGATCTGCTCATCGTGAATATGCCTCCTGAGCATGCCAAGACCACGAGCATCACGATCAACTATGTGACGTATCGGATTTGTATGGATCCGAACATCAGGGTGATCGTGGTGTCGAAGACGATGGATATGGCGAAGAAGATGCTGTATGCCATCAAGACGCGCCTGACGCATCCGAAGTATGCGGAGATGATCGCGAACTATGCCCCGGTGGGCGGTTTCGAGAAGAACTCTGAGGCGTGGAATCAGAACATGATCTACATCTCCGACGATGCTAGGGATTCGGGTGAGAAGGACCCGACGGTGCAGGCCCTGGGTATTCGTGGGCATATCTATGGTGCTCGTGCGGATTTGATCATCATGGATGACTGCGTGGATTTGACGAACGCGCACGAGTTCGAGAAGCAGATCGACTGGCTTCAGTCCGAGGTGATTTCCCGTATCTCTAACCAGGGTGCCTTGCTGGTGGTGGGAACAAGGCTGGCGAGCAAGGATCTGTATTCGGAGGTGCGTGAGCCGGGCCGGTATCCCGATGAGGTGTCCCCGTGGACGTACCTGGCGATGCCCGCCCTGCTCGATGCTGCGGACACTCCTGAGGACTGGGTGACCCTGTGGCCCAGGAGTAACCAGCCTGAGCCGGGAGTGAAAGGCCGTGACGCGGAACCGGACGATCAGGGCCTGTACCCGAAGTGGGATGGGCCGCGTCTGGCGAAGAAGCGCGCGAGGGTGAGCCCTCGGGCGTGGGCTTTGGTGTATCAGCAGCAGCAGGTGGCCGATGAGGGCATCTTTTCTGCTGAGGCGTTGCGTGCGTCGGTGAATGGCAACCGCATGACCGGTCTTATGCCTCGCGGCATGGTGAACTGCCGCCCTGACGGGATGGATGGGCTGATATGTGTAGCTGGCTTGGACCCGGCCATGGCGGGGCATACAGCATCCGTGGTGATCGGTTTGGATCCGGCCACGCAGAAGCGGTACGTGCTGGATGTGTGGAACAAGCCTGCGATGACACCGGACCAGATCAGGGATCTGATCAGGGAGTGGACGACTAAGTACGGTGTCGTGGAGTGGCGTGTGGAGAAGAACGCCTTCCAGTCGATGCTGACGCAGGACCGTGAGGTGCGGGAGTACCTGGCCGGTGCTGGCGCGATCTTGCGTGAGCATTTCACGGGTGCGAATAAGCATGACGTGGATTTCGGTGTCGCGTCCATGACGACGCTGTGGCATGGCTGGCAGGACAAGCACCAGTTGATCGAGCTGCCGTCCACGGCGATCAGTGAGGCTGCGAAGTCGATGGTGGAGCAGTTGCTGATTTGGCATCCTGCCGCGCCGAAGACACAGAAGACAGACATTGTGATGGCCCTGTGGTTCGCAGAGCTTGCCTGCCGTGACCGTATCGCCGCGATGACGAACTTCTCCCGCTCCCATGTGAACAATCCGTTCGCCACCCGTTACGACCGATCCACTCGGGCGACGGTGGACTTGAACGAGTTTGAACGTAACCGAATGTTCGTAACACTGTAGGAGGCTCGTTGCCCACGACTGCTGAGGTTGCAGGCCTCTATAACCGTCTGCGTGTGCAGAACAACACACGTGATCAGCGCATGCGTGACATTAAGCAGGTCCGTGCAGGGCAGATGGGGATGGTGTTCCCTGAACTGTTCCCTGAGGATGGCCCGTTCACTCGCCCGATTGTGGCGAACATGGTGGATGTGGCAGCGCGTGACCTGTCTGAAGTGATCGCCCCGCTGCCGTCATTCAACTGCTCGTCCTCTTCGATGGTGTCGGATTCGGCGCGGAGGCGTGCGGAGATGCGTACCCGCATCGCCACCTACTACGTGCAGTATTCGCAGTTGCAGAAGCAGGCGTATTCTGCTGCGGATCGTTTCGTCACGTATGGGTTTGTTCCTGGGATCGTGGAGATTGACTGGGACGAGAAGATGCCGCGCATCAAGTGGCTGGACTCGATGGGCTGCTACACGGTGCGCGACAAGCGTGACCGGGTGAAGGCGCTGTTCCAGACGATCAACTATCACGTTGATGACCTGATCGCGAAGTTCCCCGCGTTGGAGAACGTGATCTTGCAACAGACACCTGGGGTTTCTACGAAGGTGGAGGTTGTCCGCTACCACGACAAGGACGTGGACATTCTGTTCATGCCCGGTGAGGGCGGCATCGAGCTGCTTCGCACACCGAACCCTGTGGGTAAGTGCCTTGCCGTGGAGGTCAGGCGTCCTGGTTTGGACGATGACCCGCGTGGTCAGTTCGATGACGTGATCGCGGTGCAGGTCGCGAAGGCACGTTTCGCGTTGCTGGCAATGGAAGCGGCACAGAAGAGTGTGCAGGCACCTATCGCACTCCCCCAGGATGTGCAGGAACTGTCGCTGGGTTCTGATGCGGTGCTGCGCTCCACGACACCGGAGAAGATCCGCAGGATCCCACTTGAGGTTCCCGCTGCTGCCTTCCAAGAGCAGGGTGTTCTCGATAACGAACTGCGTCAAGGATCGCGCTACCCCGAGGTACGCGGCGGCAACCTCGACGCATCCATCGTCACAGGCCGTGGCGTGCAGGCGCTGATGACCGGGTTCGACACCCAGGTCCGCACCGCGCACGCCATGTTCGCTGAGGCATACACGGATTTGATCGCCCTCTGCTTTGAGGTGGAGGAGGTCTGCTGGCCGTCGTTCCGCAAAACTGTTCGCGGTAACGACAACGGCACCCCGTATGAGGTTACATACTCGCCCGAGAAAGACATCAAGAACGATTACTCGGTCGATGTTCAGTATGGCCTCATGGCGGGTCTGGACCCTAACCGCGCACTGGTGTTTGGGTTGCAGGCCCGTGGGGATCGCCTTATCTCCCAGGACTGGTTGCGCCGCTCCCTGCCGTTCTCGCTGAACGCGACAGAGGAAGAGCAGAAGCTGGACATTGAGGACATGCGTCAGGCGCTGCGTCAAGCAGTGTCGGGATACGCACAGGCCATTCCTGTGCTGGCTCAAGCTGGTCAGGATCCTGGGGAGATCCTTACCCGCCTCGCGTTGATCATCGAAGGCAGGCAGAAGGGTAAGCCGATTGAGGAAGTGATCGCTGAAGCGTTCGCTCCCCCAGAGACGCCACCCGGCATGGTTGATCCGATGGTTGATGACGCCTCCCCGGTCCCTGGCGATCCCATGCAGGATCCCATGTCGGGTGGTGAAAGCCTTGAGGGCATTGACGCGACAGGTCGCCTTCGCGGTGTCGCTCCCGGTCAGGCAGGTCTTCCCCCTGGCGGTCGTCCTGACTTGAACTTCCTCCTCGCTGGTTTGTCCTCGCGTGGCGAGCCGAACCTGTCAGCGAATGTGTCACGCAGAGTACCTATCGGTTAAGGAGAAACAAATGGCAGTTCCGGCAGCAGCGCCTAAAAAGCCTGCGAATCAGGGCGGTAAGGCACCTGCGAATGTGCAGCCGCCGAACGTGAATGTGGCGAACGTGTCGAACACGAATGCGCTTCCGCATCAGTACGCGGGTACGGCGAACTCGTGGACGAATCATTCGATTGCCAAGAACCACGGTGGTACTCGTGGCACGGGTAAGGGGACACGCTGATGTGCAATTTCTGTGGTTGTCAGTCCAAGGTGGGTAACGGCTACGGTGGTAGCAAGGACAAGA